CAGCGTCACAATACGTAACCAGTCCTCTGTCGTCATCACTTCCGAGAGTTTTGGAGTTGTTGTTTGCTTCGTGGGCTTCAACACAACCAGGCACATCAACGATAGGCACACCAATATTTACCACTACAGGTGGTGCAAGTGGTATAGATGTGTAGTTTTCTGTCGCTGTTACTACCTGTGGAATGTCAATCTCCCTGATGTTAATGTTGGGAGAAGTAATATCAGGTATTTCCATCAGAATGGCAAAGCGGGACCTGTAGTTGTAGGACCAGTAGGTAGAGCACCACCAGTTACTTCAGGCATCTTTGGCATAGCGCCATCGATCATACCTGGGAGCGCCTCTGTGACTGCTTCAGTAACTGCTTTGGTTACCTTTGCTCTGGCATCTTCTACAAGAGTATCTTTATTCAGATACAGATAAGCACCCCCACCAACGACTGATAGGGATACCAGACCTGATAGGAGTGCGATTAGGTTAATTAGTTTTTGCATCTTTCTTTGGTTCAATAGCGGAAACAACCTCTGGTTCTTCTTTCTTGGCATTAGTTGCTTTATTGGCATTTACGTTGGCATTTCCGCCTGCCTTAGCAGGAGAGAGTCCAAACGCAGCTAGCGATCCAGAAAACACAGAAGCAATGAAGGTAGGGTCAAAGTCAAGAATCTTCTGACCGTTGGGAAGTCTAACGTAACTAAAAGTTAGGAGAGAGGCAGACCAAATAAGGACAACAACTTTCACTAAATTACCAAGAACTTCACTTTTATCTTCATGATCGTGGTCTTTCTCTTCTACTTTAGCTTTGGGTTTACCAAGCATGAGTATAGAGTAAGGCAGAATTATTTATCAAAGAGTGCGATAAAGTATTCTGCATCGACAACAACCAATGGTTTCTTCCTGTTCTTCTTCATGACTACAATAGGTTCATAGTCACCAGCATTTTCACATGCTTGCTCATAAGCATCCCAGACATTCAACCTTTCTACATTTTTACATTCAATAGAGTGTGGAAACTTCTCTCTTGCTGCCCGTGCCATGATGAGATCTTCACCACCTGCACCCATAGATCGAGACTCGATGTCCTCTGGATGAACATCAAGCATCTCAATCAGTTTCTGCCTCACCCACTTCTGCAGATTCCTGCCCTTTGCTTTTGCGCTTTGTGTTTTCATGTTTATGCCATAATGCCCAATTAATTACTGCGTCGTTCCAATCTCCCTCCCATGGGTCTGGGAACGGATGTATTTGAACTTGAGTGCTTGAAGATGCCACGCTTGTGCCAGACTCTTCGGTCCCTCTCTCAACAACTTTATTTCTAATTCTGAGAGTTGGAAGGTCGGACACCCCAGAAGGTTCCTCTTCCACTGTTGGTTGTTCATAATACTTTGCTGCGTCTTCTTCCCATTCTTTTAAAATTTTATCTGTCTGTGTATCAATAGATGACATTTCCAATTCAACTCTACCATCTACCCAGCGTTCACGCAACCATTCAATAAAACCAAGAGCAAGATGATTGATGGGAAACTTTTGTTTGTTCGCCCACCTCTTACCCTTGGTATACCAAGTATCTTCGCCACCCCATTGGTGTTCAAACTTATAGTTGAAATCCTGCGAAGGTGTTTTCTTCAACATCTTGTGCAATGCCCCCAATAACATATGATTCGACTTCCGTCTCCTGGGGTGCCACTTGCAGTCCTTTGGACGACAACCAGTGTTCTGTCCATGGAAGTGGATTGTTATTAAGGGGAGCATCAAAGATGGGTTTTAGTCCAATAGACTTCATGCGACGATTCGCAGTCCACTCGACATATTTCTGAAGTAGTTTAGCATTCAGACCAATCATTGAACCATCACGGAACAAGTAGTCTGCCCAAATTACTTCTTCTTCAACACACTTTTTGAACATCTCGTAGACGTTCTTCTCTTCTTCTTGTGCAATCTCAACCATGTCAGGGTCGTCACCCGCTTTCCAGTTGTTGAGAATTTTCTGAGTGATGGTCATGTGCTGTGATTCATCTCTCGCAATGAGAGAAATGATCTTAGCGTTACCTTCCATCAGTTTGTTCTCGCCAAAAGCGAACGAACATGCAAACGATACGTAGAAACGAATGCCCTCTAATATATAGACGTTGGCGACTGCTCTATAGAGTTTTCTTTTTACTTCTCTAAGTTCCCACTGTGCAGAATCGACCTGCTCTAATGCTTGTTCCCAACGATTGCCAGCACCCCACTCCTGTGCTGCCTGTAGGAACTCATCGTATGCCTGAGTTACTGACGTTGCTCGCTCAAGAATCTTATCATCAGTGATAATTTCATCAAAGACTTCCGAAGGATCGGGGTAGATATTCTTGATGATGTGGGTGTAAGAACGACTATGAACCATCTCCATGGTCTGCCAGATGTTCATGGCAGATTCCAGTTCAGGAAGTGAGCAGTAAGGCATGAATGCCATACCAGGACCACGACCCTGAACAGAATCCAGCATGATCTGATACTTTAGATTAGAAGTAAAGATATGCTTCTGCTCAGGACGCAGTTGCTGATAGTCTGCACGATCTTTCTGGAGAGAAACCTCTTCAGGTCTCCAGAAGTATCCAAGTTGTTGCTGTGTCAACTTGTCAAAGACAGGATACTTGAAATTATCGTAGCGTTGGACCCCCAATGGAGGTCCGAAGAACATATGTTGCTTAGTAGTATCTACTTGATTTTTATTGAAGACTGTCATTCCATCAATCTTCTTTTGATTGTATCCGTCACTCACTTTAAATTGCACAGCTGTCACAAGCTTCCTCCTCTTGGTTTAAAATTTCATTGAGAATGTCTTCTACAGACTTCTCTTCTTCTTTAGTTTCTTCAAAATCATCAGTCTTACTATCATATGTGTTCTGATAGTATGAAGTTTTCCAACCATACTTATATGTATTTAAAAAGTCTCCTGCCATAACAGAAACAGGGACCTTATTATCTGGATAATTTTCTGGATTGTAACTCCAGTTACCAGAAATTGCTTGGTCAAAGAACTTTTGCATTACTGCAACAACATTAATATATCCTTCATTTGATTTCATATCCCACAACAAAGTATAGTTATTCTTCAGCGTAGAATACTGTGGAACAATCTGCTTAAGAGGTCCTTTTTTCGACTTCTTAACGGACAAGTAGTCGCGAGGAGGTTCGATTCCATTGGTTTCGTTTGACACAACGGAACTGCTCTCCGATGGCATTTGTGCGGACAGTGTAGAGTGTCTGAGTCCGTGCTCCAGGATAGATGTTCTAAGAGAATCCCAATCATGACGCAACTCTACTTCACAGATTTGATCGACTTCACGCTTATAAGTGTCGATTGGGAGGATACCATCTGCATACTTGGTGCGATGGAAATATCCACATGCTCCTTTCTCTTTTGCGATTTCGTTGGAGGATCTGAGTAGATAATACTGGAAAGATTCAGTGAGTTCGTGAACAAGTCTCCATGCTCCTGGGTCATCGTAGTGTTCTCCGTTACGTGCTAAGTAATGTGCAAGACCGATGAATCCAACACCAAGACTGCGACGGTTCTTAGTGCTTTGTTCTGCTGCCTTTACAGGATAGTTCTGGTAGTCGATCAATTCTTCCAGACCACGAACAGCAAGATCACAAAGTTCTTCCATGTCATCAAGGTTCTTCAACTTACCAACATTGATAGCAGACAGGATGCACAAGGCAATCTCACCTTCGCCATCAATATGTTGGAGAGGATCAGTAGGTAGGGTGATTTCTTGACAAAGGTTAGACATATTAACCTTGTCTTTGAATGAAGAGTGAGAGTTACAGTGGTCGATGTTCATGATATACATGCGACCAGTCTCTGCTCTCTCTTTCAGGAGTGCCAGAATAAGTTCTTGACCGCCGACAGATCGTTTTGGAATGTCTGGATTAGATTCGTAAGAGCGATATAACTCATCAAATTCAGGAGTGCCAAAAGCATCATACAAACCAGGAACGTCGTGCGGACTGAAGAGAGTGATTGACTCGTTTTTGATGAATCGTTCATAGAACAGCTTAGAAATTTGAATAGAATAATCTAACTTGCGAACACGATTGTCTTCGGTTCCTTTGTTGTTCTTCAGGACGATGATGTCTTCGATTTCTTGGTGCCAGATTGGGAAGTGTACTGTCGCTGATCCACCTCGGATGCCATTCTGTGTACAAC